GCCCTATCCTTGCAGCGGATCCCTTGGTTTCCTTTCGGAAACCTACAATTGTGATGGTCTCTTTTAAAGGAGACAAACTGCAACTCACAATTGCTGCACCGGTTGAATATGATCGGTACACAATCAATTTTTCTTCGAAGATTCACTCTTTTGAGATCCAGGGTTTGGGAATAAATCACAGACCCTGCGAGCGACGAGTTCCTTAGCCTTCTTCTTGGCTTCGGCTCTCGTCTCTCTAGATCTCTTTTGAGTGGACACCGAATCTGGCCTCAAGATAGGACCTGAGTACATCTCTTCAGACTGAGGAGTGCTTTCCAACAATTCGTTGAAGGATTGTACTACCTCCTCTGAGAAATCTACAAAATCTGTGACTTCTGGTAAATCGAACTCCTTTGGAGCTAATGCTCCCCCTAGACCCTTTTTGAAAAGGTCAAGGTCAAAGGGTTTCGATTTAAAATCCAAATTCACATATTTCAGGAAATCTTCCTTGATGTTCAAATCCATCAACTCAACAATATGTTTAGTTGTGGTTTGGGCACTTGGCAAATTCGACATTCTTCGAAGAAATTCTTCTCTAAAAACTTCATAGCTGAAGTCCTGTCCTCCCTGGAAAAATCGTTCAAGGAATAAGGAATCGACCTCTTTTTGGAGGTCCTTCTTTATCTTGTGATCTGAACAGGGAATCTGGTAGGTGTGAACAAAGGAGAGGCTTGGAAGAGTTCGTATATCTTGACCCAAAAGGGTATCCCTTAATTTGGGATGAGTCATGCATCGTTTCTGAACGAGACAGATATCTGTCACGGTCAAGAAATCCTCATGATACTCCTTAGAGTCCACGACCTCATTAAAAGCCCTCTCTTGCTCACAAACTTCGGCTATAGTTTTCTCTTTTGTCGAAAGGTAGGGAATAGAAAGACAACCTGACATAGGTTTCATCTTCTGGAAAAGATCATGAAGATAACACAGTATTTGCGTTCTCTTCGATTTCTTTGTCAGGGCCTCTTTACCCCATGAAAAGGATAATCCTCCGTGACTGACCGGGACAGCTATGTCCCTTACAGTACGAGAGAGTTTCATCCGATTCACGGATTTAAAGAGTTCCTGAACTTCCATAGATGGAGTTTCTGCCATGTGTAGTTCTAAATCCCTAAGGCATTCACCGAGAACTTCGGAACGACGGTCCAAAACACGTTGTTTTCCTGAGGAGATGACTTCCCCATGATGGATTAACTGTGAATTCACAGTACCAAAATGAGGATGTACATAATTCTTTCCTAATGAAAGTTCAAGTCCGAATTTTTCGACTTGTTCTTTCCACTTAGGATAGAACACCTTAGGAGCTCGAATAAGAATGTCATCACCATTGATCAAATATTGATCAGGGGTGAGACCACTAAATCGAGCAGTACAATCGTTTAGGAGACAAAGTAAAGGAAACGAGAGGAGACTACCCATTAACTGTCCACTTTTCTGAAGTACCGG